CCATATCTCTTTGTATTTTAGATCTAGATTTAAAGATATCTATGCTGATAAGAACAATATAATCATAATTGATCCGAATGATGTAGAAATTTCTGTCATAGAAACAAAAAGACAATGAGATATAATCAAGAAAAATTTATTTCTAATTTTATCAAAAATCAATTCCCTTCTTTCTATGAAAAAGAAGGCGAAGATTTTATTTTATTTGCTAAAGCTTATTATGAGTGGATGGAATCAGAAAAGCAGCCAATACAACAAGCTAGAAATTTATTTGATTATAGAGATATTGATAACACATCTGAGGAATTTTTAGAATATTTTCAAAAGAAATATTTGTATGGTATACCATTCAGAGTTATTGCAAATAAAAGATTTTTATTAAAACACATTCTTGATGTATATCGTTCTAAGGGAACAATACAGTGTTATAAACTTTTGTTTAAATTGCTATACAACGAAGACATTGATATATACCTCCCAGGTAATGACGTTTTGCGTGTTTCTGATGGAACATGGATCCAGCCAAAATATCTAGAAGTTTCAGACAGTAATGTTTTGGCGAACTATGTTGGTAAGACAATTGTTGGAGAAACTTCTTTGGTTTCTGCGACAGTTGAAAATTTTGTCAAAGAAAGTTATAACAATGATGTAATTAATGTTCTATTCATTTCAAATATTTTACCAAAAGGAAAAGAATTTGAAATTGGCGAAAAATTAGTTTTGCCTGAAGATATTGGAAACGTTGATGCGATCGAAGCAGCTCCTACACTACTTGGTTCTTTAGATACCATTTCAATTGTTGCTGGTGGACAAGATTACAATATTGGTGATGTTATTAAAATTGTTCATAGAGATTTGGTGAACAATGATGTTATCTCTTATGGCATTGATGGTGTTTTGAAGGTAACAAAACTATTTACTGGATTTGGATCATTGATATTCGATATCCAAAACCCAGGATTTGGTTACACTGAAGATGCTTTGACTTTTGTCTATAGAACTTCTTCTGGGGGACAAGCTGCATCATTTAGTGTTGATTCTTTGATTTCTACTGAAACTATAAGTTATAACACAGATTTGCTTTGTGATTATTTAAGTTTGCCTCTGAACACAGCAAATTATGGCTTTCCAAAAGAACCAGAAGCTAACTTAGCAACCATATTTGATAATGCTTTAACAAGAACAAGTAATACATTTGGATCCATTTACACTCTAGGAAATGTTAGTATAGGTAATTCTTATACTGCCTCAGCAAACGTTTTTGTTAGATCAGTTATGACTTCCAATGCATTACCAGGAACTATCACATATGATACTACTTCCAATACTGTAGTTGGTGTTTCAACAATATTTGATACGATTTATCAAAACAATGACGTTATTGCACTACAAGCAAATTCTTCTAATAGTTCAACATTAGAATATGCTGTGATTAAAACTGTTACATCTAACACACAATTAACTCTTTATGGCCCACCAACTTTAAATTCCACAGCTTCAGCTCAATATAGAGCAGCGCCAACTATTTTGCCTGCAGAATATGCAACCTATGAACCTATTATGTTTACAAGAGATGGTTCGATAGTTGGTGAAAACGAATTCATTTCTGCTGACCCGAATACTGGTAATAATATCGTATTAGAGGCAAAAGCCATAAATTCTGGAAAAGGTTATGTCGACGGCGAGAGAATCAAGGCATTTATTAGCTCAAGTGTTTCTAATGTCGTAACAATTGCAAGTACTGGTTCTGGGTATCAAGCAAACGATAGTTTGATATTTGTAGGAGGTGATCCTGCATTTGCTGCTAATGGGTTTATCGGTTCTGTTGATAGTAATGGGGGCATTACTGCTGTCAGTATCGTTAGCGGAGGTTCTGGCTATAAAACAGTTCCTGAAATTAGAGTAAATTCCTCAAATGGTATTGGCAGCAGATTGTTAGCTACTTTACAAGAATTTGACACTACTAGCACAGTTTCGGAAAAAACAATAACTGCAAGTGTTAAAAAAGCAGCAATTGGTCGTGGTTTTGGGTATTATTCAACTACTAGAGGTTTCTTGGATTCTGATAAATATGTCCATGACAATAATTACTATCAGGATTATTCGTACGAAATTAGAGTTGCAAAGTTATTAGATAAATACAGGAACATAATTAAAAATACGTTTCATAATGCTGGTTCGGAATTATTTGGTCAATATTTAAAGTTTGTCTATGAATCTTCTGTTGCAAATTTGGTTTTTGAATCTGATCAAATTTATTCTAGTAGTTGGTCTGTAGATTCAGGGAACACAATAAATTTCTTAGCCAGTACAACAACAATACTATCGGATACGACAACCTATAAGGCAGACGCCAAAATAATACCATATACTGGTTATTTGAGTGCAGATCGAACCACGGTTACAGTTGATGATCGTAGAATAATTTCTTATCTTTATGCTTCTGAAACCAAATACAGAGCAGATGATGATAGAATTATAGTTAATAGATATTACGTTTAAAGGAGAAAAACTTTGGCAAAACAAACAATTAATATTGGTGCTGCCCCAAATGACGGCACAGGCGATCCTATAAGAGACGCATTTAGTAAAGTAAACGATAACTTTACGGAAATTTATACATCATATGTTGCTAGTGGTGGTGCTACTGTCGGTAATTCAACAGTTAATACTGTTATCTCAAACACTGGTGGTCTTGTAGTAAGTAATTCCACTGTTAATACAGTGGCTAATTCGAGCGTTATTAAAATCGGTAACTCTACTGCAAATGCTACAATGACATCAACTCAAGTTTCCGTATTCGGCAACACATCAATCGGAAATACTACAATCAATACAACTGCTTTGGCAATCGGTAATTCTTCTGCCAATTCATTGCTTTCTCAAACCCAATTAAATATTAATGCTTCTGCTACTATTGGTAGCGCTCTTGTTAATACAACAGCTTTTTATCTTGGAAATTCTACAGTTAATTGGACAGCAAATAATTCAAGAATTACTATCAAACAAGCTAATGTAACTTCAAATTCATTTAGTCTTGGGTCTTATTATGCTGGCGTTACCAATTTTGCTAATGGATATACAGTACTACCAAACGGTTTGTTGATGCAGTGGGGATATATTGCTGCAGTAAATTCTACTGCAAATCTTACCACGTTCTCGTCAGTTGGCGGCGTAGCATTTACTAACATTTTCTCTGTATCTGTTACCTCTACAACAGCAAATCATGTTTTTGTAAGTTCTGCAAATTCTACTGCACTTATATTGCAGTGTAACACTACTGCAAACACAGGCGCTTATTGGTCAGCAATAGGAAAGTAATTTAATGGGTAAAATCCTTCCATCCTACAAGAAAGCAGTGATTGAAGAAATAGTAGATAATATCTACTCTAACACATCACAATATTATGCATTTGCTGCTAATCCTGTAGCATTTACGGGGGCGATTCCTTCAATTGCAAATACCGAATATGATACAAATTTTATCAGCAATTGGCAAATGATGTTTGGTAAAAAAATCAAAGCTGGTGATATTTCTCCTGTCATCAGCAAAAATATTTGGGAAGCCAACTCTGTGTATAGCAGTTATGATAATACTTCTAACACATTATATGTTGATAATAATTTCTATGTTGTTTGTGATCAAGCTTTTGCTGGTGGAAATTACTATGTCTATAAGTGTATCGATAATGCAAATGGAGCACCTTCTACTGTTGATCCCTCAACTATAGGAACACCCAATCAGCCTTCTACTTTTCAAACAAGTGATGGATATAAGTGGAGATATATGTATTCTATAACGGAATATAATTATGAAAGATTTGCTTCTGAAAATTATATTCCTGTCTATACGGATGCTTTAATTTCTTCAACCGCATTTGTTTACAGTGGAATAGAAAAGGTTGTTATTACTTCTCCTGGTTCTGGTTATAGAGCTTATACAAATGGAACTATCCGAGCAGTTTTGAATTCTACTGCTATTCAAATTGAAAACGAAGCTTCTGCATCAGCAAACTTCTATAGAAATTCTGGTATATACATTTACAACACCTTAGAATCTACTTCTCAATTAGCAGTAGTATCAAGATATGTTTCTAACTCACTTGGTAAATTTGTACACTTTTCTGACAGAATTACAACAAATACAATTACTACCGGATCAACAAGATATTTGATCAGTCCTGCTGTAGTTTTCACTTCAGACGGCGATTCAAAGCCAAAAGCATATACAACTGTCAATACAACAAACTATTCTATTGAGAGCATTGTTATGCTTGAGAAAGGAACTAACATTTCTTGGGCAAATGTTGCAATTCAAAGTAATTATGGCACTGGCGCTAACGTGTATGCTGTTGTTCCTCCTCCAGGAGGACATGGAAACGACCCTGTAACAGAATTGAATGTTAAAGGATTTTCGATCAGTTTCAATTTTTCAAACAATGAAAGCTTAACCTTTCCTACCGCAAACGTTCTTTATAACAAAATTGGTATAATCAAAAATCCTTATGCTTTGACAACAAGAGTAAGATATGGAACTGTGAATAAGGGCGCAAAATATACAGCTAATACATTTAATCAATTGTTAGTTGGTAATGTTACTTCTGCTGCATTGTTTACTCCTGGAGATTTTGTTACAGGTGTAACAAGCGGCGCAAGAGGAACGGTGGTGTTTTCTAATACTACTCAGGTATATCTTTCTGGCGATAAAAACTTTATCAATAACGAAAAACTAGCAAATTCTTCAGGAGTTGTAGTTTGTAACATTGCAATAAAAAGTGTTGGTGATATTTACACAAAAGATTTAAAACCAATTTATATTGACAATATAAATAATGTTAATCGCTCAAACACACAAACCGAAGTGTTTAAATTGACTATAGAAATTTAATAGGTAATAAGTATGGCAAATTTTAACGTTCCTCCGTATTATGATGATTATGATGAAACTAAGAATTATTATAAAATTCTATTTCGTCCTTCTGTCGCTATACAAGCACGCGAACTCAATCAGATGCAAACCATGCTACAAAAACAAGTTGAAAGATTTGGTGCGCACATATTCAGAGAAGGATCTATTGTTCTTGGAGGAGCTTTTGACCTTGAATTAGACGTTTCCTATGTCAAAGCTGCATCAATTCAACCTTCTTCTACAAGCCTTGATAGTCTTGTAGACAAAACTGTTGTTGGACAAACAACAGGAATTACTGCTGTTATTAGAGCAGTAACATATGACAAATCTAATAATGTTTATGCAATCTTATTAAGATATTTGTCAGGTTCTGAAAATTCTGACGTTTTTGTCAATGAAGAAATTGTAACTGTTTCTGATGATGCTTCACTTGGATTTACTGTTGTTACTTCTGCAACTGAAGAATATGTTGGTAGAGGATCTATTTTCTCGATCGGACAAGGTGTTGTATTTACAAAGGGATATTTTGTAGCATTTCCAAAACAAACAGTAATTCTAAACAAATATAGTATGAAACCAACTAGTACTGTTGGATTAATGATTTCTGAAAATATAGTTACAGAACTACAAGATGAAACTCTAAACGATAATTCTCTTGGCACCCCAAATGAAAATGCTCCAGGAGCGCACAGATACAACATTGAAGCAGTTTTGACAATTATCGACTATAAAAAGGGCTATGATGAAGAAAATTTCATAAATCTTATACACATCGACAAAGGAATTCTTGAAGATACTAAGGAACGTACACAGTATTCTAGAATATATGATGAGTTGGCGAGAAGAACTTATGAAGAATCTGGTGATTATTTCGTAAATGGATTAGATACTTTAACAAGAGAACATTTAGACACAGGCTCTAATGAAGGATTATATAAACTCAATAAGGGTGGAGATTCAAAAAAACTTTCTGTTGATGTTAGACCCGGAGTTGCTTTCGTAAAAGGATATGAAGTAACTAAACGTGGAACAGAACATGTTATAATTGATAAGGCCACCGAATACGAAACTGTAAATAATCAGGTTGTTAATGCAAGAACTGGTGGTTATTTCTTGATAAATGAAATTGCAGGAACTGTTAATCATGATAAAGGATTTATTGTAAATCTTTATGAAACTGCTGAGAAAAGAGTTTCTAACGGCACTTCAAATATTACAGCTCCAACAGCAAAAATCATAGGTACTGCACGTATGAAAGCTATGATTTATGAAAATGGAGTTCTTGGTAGTCCAAACGCACAAATGAGAGCGTATTTATACGATTATTCTATGAATTCTGGATATACTTTAAATGATGCTCGTGCTATTGGTAGCACAACAGCAGGAAATAAATTTTTTGCTGACATTGTATTAAACACAAACAATAAAGCTGTATTTTATGAATCAAATAGAAATGATTTACTTATTGATCTTGGAGCAACAGGCGTAAAGAGTATAAGAAGCGAGGCTGGTACAGTAGACACAACCTTCCAATTCATTAGATCTGAAGACAAATCAGCAAATTTAATTTCTTCTGATGCAATCACAACATCTGTATCAACTACAGGCGAAACTCTTGCATATAGCGAAGGTTCTCTTTCTGCAGCAGAAAGAAGAGAAATCATTGTTTCTTTAAATTCAAATACATTAATTGGATTAGCAGGAACTGTAACAGGCACAAGTTCAAATAATATTTTAACTGGTACTTCAACGGATTTTACAAAACTTTCTGTGGGCAATAGACTTTCTATTAATGCTGGTGCAACATATATTATAAGTTCAATTACTAGCTCAACAAGTTTAATCTTAACTTCTAATGTCAGCACTTCGTTTACAGGAAATGTGTTCTATAAATCATTGCTTTCTGGTGATATTCTTGATTTGACCGCCACAGGAAGTACAGGAGACACTAGAACAGCAACGGTTTCTGGAGGAACATTAAGCATTGATCTAAAAGAAAGAACTTCAAATATTACTCCTTCTTCCGTCTCTGCAAAAATTAATTATAGAGTAGATAGAAGCTCTGCAGCAGAAGTAAAGAAAATATTAAATCCAAACCGTTTTGTGAAATTTAATATTGGTACTTCAAACACAGTTGGTCCATATAATCTTGGTTTATCAGACATTTATAAAATTCGTTCTATTAGAATGGATAGTTCAGCGTTTTCTAATGCAACAGGGTCAACATCAAGTTCTAATGTGACCACATATTTCACATTAGATAATGGTCAAAGAGATAATCTATATGACCATGGCAAATTAATATACAAAGGTGGTTTAGATATTTCTGGTAAACATTTGTTAGTTGAACTAGATCACTTTGTGCCTAGCTATTCTGGTGGTTTTGGTTATTTCTCAGTTGACTCTTATCCGATTGATGATGTCACACAAGCAAATAATACAATTTTCACATATAACATACCAACTTATAGAACTTCTTCGGGTATAGTTTATGATTTAAAAAATGTCCTTGATTTTAGATCTGTTATACAAGCAACTGCCGTAAGCGCAGAAACTGTTGGAACTGCAACCACAAATCCAGCAACCTCTACAAGTATTATCACAGATACTGATGGTCTAAGAATGGTTGTTCCTGACAGTGATATTGTTGTTGATTATCAATATTATTTACCAAGAATAGATATTATTTCGCTTAACACAGAAGGTATATTTAATGTTATAAAAGGCGAACCTTCTCTAACGCCAGTTACTCCTCCTATTTCTGATAGTGTTATGGGTATAGCAAAAGTTTATGTGCCTCCTTATCCTTCTGTTTCGCAAAAACTTGCAAGAATATTAGATTTGAGAGGTAATATTTGTACAGCAGAAAAGATAGCAAATATTCGTTATACGATGAGAGACATTGATGTACTTAAAAAGCGCATAGAAGCACTTGAGTATTATAATGCTATAACTTTATTAGAAAAGAGTGCAGTTGATTTAACTGTCACCGATAAAAATGGCTTAGATCGTTTCAAAAATGGTTTTTTTGCAGACGGTTTTGCGGATCATTCTTTAGGCGATACACAAAATCCTGATTATAAAATTTCTGTTGATTCTGCTGGTCAATTAATCAGACCTGTCTTTACTATGGATTCTTTTGATTATCAGCTAGAACCATTAGGATCTTCAAATTATAAAATGTTTGGTGATTTAATTACTTTACCTTACAATGAAGTTGCATTTATAGAAAACAAACAAGTAACAACAATCAGAAACATTGAACAAAGCGTTTTCAGATTTATTGGTACTATGACGTTAGATCCAAAAGTTGATACTTGGGTTGATACAAAAAATACTACTAAAAAGATTGTATTTGGTGATGAAGACGTAAAAGAAGGTACAGTATATTC